ATTCATATCAGCAGCTACTAAAGCTTCTTCTACTTCTTCTTTAGGAACACAGTTAGGAACTTCTTTTCCGTTCTTCATTTTTGTACCAACCTGTACATATCCATCCCAGCATGGTCCTTTATCTTCTCTAAATTCTTTAAAGTCTTTCATTACTTAATCAATGGTCCGTCTATTTCGCCATTAGCTGCTATATCTGAATATACTGCTAAAGCTCTTCTTGCTGTTATGATACCATCATTAACATCCATCATATAGGTAGATTGACCGTATTGTAATTTATTCATACCTTTATATGCTGCTTCTAATAGTTTATCTATTTTTTTAACATCAGCTACTTCTTTTTTTGAATTAAACATTTTAGCTTCTTCAATATTTTGAACTAACCAATCATCAAAATCATCTGGGTCATCGCCAATACCATCATTATCCATTGCATATTTCATTAAATCTTTTTCTACATTACTAGGTAAGTCTTTATTTCTTTTATTGAAATTATCGATATGACGTTTATGTTTTCTTTTTAATTGGTCCAAGCTAGCTTCTTCAATTGTATCTTCCTTAACCATTTTATCTACAGTTAAACCACTTTTAAGATTGCCTTTACTGTCTACTGCATTAGGATACATTTTAGCAATTAAGTCATTATAACCTACGAGTATATTTAATAAGTCTGATTGAATTTCTTTTGTTGAAATACCTTTAATTACTTTCTTAACTGCAGCAAGGTTGCCTTGAGCTAGAGCTCTAGATACTGCTTGATAATCTTTCTTATCTTGACCACTTTCTTTATTAGAAAGCCTTGCCACATTCTTAGTCGCAAGTTTTAAGTCTTGGTTATAATTTTCTATTAATTCAGTTCTTATTTCTTTAAAACTTTTCATGTTAATCCTCTGACATTGTTGTAGCAACCATCAATAAATTTTTATCAGTTAGCTTTTCTTTGTTTATTTTTAAAAATTCAGAATTCTTCATGTATTTTATCATATAAGGGAATTTCTTTTCTGCATCCTTTACTGACATAAATTCGTGTCTGTTAGTATCAAAAAACTTTGCGATATCTTTTTGAAGTTTTTTATCACTCATAGTTTTATCAAATGCTGCAGGTGATTCAGGTTTCCACCCTTTTTCAGTGAGTTGAGTATCTTCGTCTACCATATCTTTCATTTGCTTAAGAAAATCAGCTTTTGCTTTTGCATCATTTTTAGCATTTAATTTTTCAACAGCCTTTTTAATCATTTCAAGTCTTTTCTTCTTATCGGCTGGAGACATAGCTTCATTAAATGATTCATTAGCCATTCTTAAAGCATCTTTTACGATAGGGTCATCGCCCAATCCGCGCTTCATGTTTTCGATTTTTTTATATGCACCAGTCATATTCCCGGCCATATCTATAGCAATTTTTACAGCAGCTGATACCAAAGACGCTGGGTATTTGCTTCTATATTTTTCTCTTAATTCTTTAAAATTCATTTTTATCCTCTTACTTGTTTTGCAAGGTCAGCATCTGCTTTACCCCATGTTCCACTTGATTTTGTTACGAAGGAATTAACTCTTGCTAATCCCCATTGGATTGGAGTAGTCCCTGGTTTATGGCCAGTTCTCCATGCTGCAACTCCTCTATCAAAAACTTTCTTTAATATAGCATAAGGCATTCCTGATTTGTCTGCCTTTTTCTGTAGAGCCTTTTTAGCACTACCTTTATCTTCAATCATATAATCTTCAAATGTAAAATGTTCTCCGTACATTTGTTTATATTTCTTTGTATGTTTAGAAGGCTTTGTTTTAGCGTCCTTATCGCCAGGAGCTGGTTTATAAGCTGCTGGGTTATCATCGTCCATTTTAGACTGCTTGGCAAATTGTGCATGTCTCTTTTTATTTGTAGACTTTGCTAAACCTTTATAATAATCTGATTTTTTAATCTTATCCTTTACAGTCATTTTTTCTTTTTCGTCTTTTACGATTTTTGCAAAGGGTGTAGCATCTAAATATGATTTAGTTAATTTATCGGTTCCTAATTCACCTGCCATAGATTCTACTGATTCTAACCAAACTCTTTTTCTACCTTCTTTTAAAGATACTAATAAGTAATTACTACCTTTATGTAAGATAATACCTTGTTCTTTTGTTTCTTTAATTCTTACTGGTTCGCCTTCATTAAAGATATTACCTTCAACATATTCTTCTCTTGTTTCAGATACTGTAGGTAATTCAATGTGTCGCCTTACGGATTCTTTCTTTAATCCCATACCTTTTCTGATAGCAAGATATAAATCATTTACAACTTGTGTATTTGCTGATGGAATACCTTTTGAAAAATTAGTTACATCGCCTTGAGAAGCAAATAATCTTAATTTTGAAGCTGACATTCCACTTACGCCTTCTGCATCTGGGTCTCTTTCCCCAGCAGATAAGACTTTAATTACACCTTCAAATTGGTAAAAGCCATGTCGAGAAGATACTCCATTATATTTATTTAATAGTGTTTCAAACTCTTTAATTCTATCTGAGCCAGCAACCATGGATACTTTTGTAAATCCTTGGTCGTATAATTTAACAGCAATGTCTAAAACTGTTCTGACATCAGCATCTGCCATAATTGCTCTTCCGTGTTTAGGGAAAAGCTTACGCATAAACTTAACTTTATCTTTAAATGTTAGTGGATTCTTTTTAGGGTCTTGAGATTTTGAAGCGTATATGCGATATGCACCGCCTCTAGACAATTTTTTCAAAGTGTCGAATAACTTTTCATGTCCTATAGTAGGTGGATTAAACCTACCAAACACAAATGTTACTTCCTTTGTGGATTCAACGATGTAATCGCTAAAACTTTTTATTTCCATTATCCTCGGTTCCCATTTAGTTAGGATTATCCCAACCTTTTATAATATCTTTACTGAAATTATTAGCAGAAAATTCTAATCTATCTACTAATTTAACAGCTCCACCTTCCATTCTATCTATAGCAACAAAACCTTCGGGGTTGGTTACTTTAAATCCGGATGTCGTTTTAACAAACGTTCCTATCTTTGAAAGTTTGTTTAGTTTATTTATAAGAATTAATTTGCTATCTACCACTAAATTTTGTAAATCAAATATCATCTGTAACTGTTTAAGGTTACTTTTGTCAAAGAAATTTATTAATTCGTCCCGTTTCTTAATTTGTACATCTTTACCTTTTTGTGAACTTCGCTTATCAATTTCTTTGGCATATCTGTCTCTTACAAACATAATTAAACCAGTAGCATGTTTTTTAGTATCTTTAATTCTTTGGCCCTGTCTGACCATACGGTTATTATATACATTAATGATTAAATTTAATTCTTTATTTGATTCTATTTCTTTTAATACATTACCTTGAATTTTTTGGAACATTTTTCCAGCAGCTGAGAGTTTAGTTGATAATACCTTTGTGTCATCTGCTGTTAATGTTGCTGTGCCTGAAAGGTCTGGTAATACAGCATCAACCATCCAAACATCCTTTGATTTTTTAAGTTTTGGTACAATTTCTTTTCCAAACTCGGCACTCATTGTTTCAAATGTTGCTCCTGAATAAGTTGTGTGCCACACGATTCCAATTTTTGCTGCCATGATGCTTTTAGCGACATCATTGTTAGTAGGTACAGCGTAAACAATAGTATTAGGGTGAAAAGTGATATGCGGAATTCCATTAATCGTTTCCTTTTTTAAGTCTTTTCTTTCAAACATAAAGTCGCCCTGGATAACTCCTGTAATTCCTAATCCTTTTAAGTTATCAAATGCTAATATAAGTTTCTTCTGTAAATCACCAGATGTATCTTCTTTGATATCATCATGATTCTTATAGATTTTAGGATTCTTATTAAAGATTCCTTTTTTAGCAACAAAGAACTGGCCATCTGATGGGTCAATTCCTGCGAATACGGCGGGAGCCCCGTCCCATTTAACAGTAACATCTACAGGTGATTTCGTGCTACCTGCTAACATATCCCTCAGTGACCTAAGCGCTTGGATAGCTTGGCGGGCTCCCTTGACTCCTCCGTCAAGGATTAAATCTTCTATGTGAGTCATGTGTGTATTTTTTGACTCAGCTAGATAATTTGTAAATTTCTTCATACTTTACCTTTTTTATGTTTTATATCAAAGTATTTATTATACATACTTTCGAATAATTGTACAGGTTCTTTTGGAAATATTTTGTTCCAAGTTTCATACGATAACTCTTTGTCTTCTGTATATAAATCTTCCATATAAATTGTTAAAAACGATTTTGATAATTCATATGCTATAATTTCAGCATCTATAAAATCGTCAATCTCATTAGTTAAATTATTACTGTTTAATGTTATTGGCTTCTGTTTATATTCACCTTCCCATGTATCATGTTTATGTGCATGTAAAGCAGAATATAATCTTTCACCTTTATTTTTTCTTCTAATTAATATAGTTTTATCAAAGTTTAAAGCAAATCCTGT